GGTGCCAGTCTGAGCCTGAGTTGCATTACGAGCTGGGCCGTTTGCTTTACTCTCTCTGGCAATTTTTTCTCGCTCTTTACGAGCCGCTTCTGCTTCGATTTGGGAAGTGTCAGTGTTAGTCGATGCAAGCCTAGCTTTCGCTAAAGCATGCCAGTCTTCCAAGTTTGCTGGGTCGGACCAGTAGTCAAACGCTGCTTTGCCCTTTTCAGGACTAATAGCGGCTGCCTTTTCGACTTTCTCTTTCAAGATAGTCGCCATAACATTGGACTCTTCGACAGTGACATTGTTTTCAGAGACGTATTCGCTACGCAGGCGCAGTGCTTCGGACTCCGCTTGGCGGGCCTCTGCCTCTGCTACCCTCTTTTCGAGAGGGTCTGCATATTCGTCTGCTGTTTGCTCAGGCTGGGCATCTTTAACTGCCTTATTAACGTCTTTTACGGCGTCTTTTGCCTGCTTGGAACGGGTGAACTCGCGTTGGCCGTCTCTTACTTCTTGAAGTAAAGCACGGTCTTCGTCCGTCTCTGGTATTTTACGACCAGTTTTCTCAGCCCATTCAGCAAGGTCGGTATCGAACTGCTTGGCGTGAGTAACTTCATCGGTTGAGTTGTCATCGGTGGTAGTGTCGGCGTCGCCGCTTTCACCATCAGTCGAGTCTTCCTCGGTTGATGTCGATGTGTCCAGGTCGTCACCGTTATCGGTGTTCTGGTCGTCCGTTGTCGCTGTCGAGTCAGTAGAGGTATCCTCTGCCTGGTCATTCGCTGCAACAGTTGTGGAGTCTTCTTCCATCTTTGTTTCTCCTTAGTGAGTTAAAATTGCTAACCACTAATGCGGTTATGGTACAACTTTACCACCAAGTAGAAACGTAGGTCAAGTTACAACTTTTTTGGGAGCGACAGGGGTTAATGCCTCTTCGCTAATCTGGCGTTCGATGTAGCTCTGTAGCTCTTCGATACCCGCAGCCTTGTCGAGCTCAGTAACACGCTTTTCATGTGAAAAGAATACAGTTTGCTGTACAGGGTTGCCGCTGTCGTCTTTTTGACCAGTCTGTTGGTAGCCGACGCCGTCTTTGGCAAGTGTCAAGTGATAAGCTGCAAATTGAGTAGCCTTGGCCAAAATGTCTTTGAACGCGGGCTCATCTTTGATTTTCTTGTAGGAAATTTTCAGTTCATTCTGAGCGTTGGCCCGTTCATTGGCCTTTTTCTGATGCTCTTCTTTGACTTTTTGAATACGAGTCTTCGTCTCAACTGCTGAGCCGTCTTCAACGTCGCCTGGTTCTACATTCGCTGGGGGTGTCGTTTGTGTTGGGTCTACTGCCATAGTGTTGCTCCTTGGTTAGAGTATTAATGTATCAATCCATAGCCTAAATGTCAAGCTGGTTGTGGCTGTCCAGGCATACCTGGGGGCGGCGTGGCTGGGGTTGGCATTGGTGGGCCTGCGGGCACTTCGGGAGTTCCAGCACCGCCAGAGGCACTAGGTGGGCCTGCTGGAGTACCAGGGTTGCCGTGGTTAGCCATCATTGGGTCGGCTTGGCCATCGGCGGTCGTCATTGGGTTTAGCAAATCAGCCTGCTTAGCGCCCTCACCCATAGCCAGAGTATGCTCTTCGTGTTCGTGCATTGGGTCTGGGGTAAATGTCAGGGCAGTTTCAATCTGTGCCTTGATGAACGGAGTAGTCTTATCGTAAATCTGTACGGCGGCCATCATCTCAGTTTTGTGTAGCTCAAGTGCCATTTCCTGCTGGTTCTGTTGTTCGGTGACAGTTGGGCCCTTGTCTTTAGCAAGCATCTTATTGAATTTCTCATCGGTAACGGTTGGGTCGATGTGCTGAACGATAAAACGCTTAACTTCGACTGGGTCAAAGACACCGTGTGGGTCTTCACTGAGCTGTTGGAAAATCTGGTTGTCTTTTTGGCCAACTTCGAGCTGTTTCTGCTTAATCGTGGTGTCAAGTTCGACATGAGCTTCCCACTCGCCGTTATACTCCCACGGGTCAAAGTCTTTGAAGTGAGTGCCCATAGGGCCAACAATGCGAACGGCAGTCGTAGTGGTAACGAAAATCTGTACCATTTTGAAGATAATATTGCCAAGCTGAGCATAGCCCTCATTTTCGAGGTTGCTAATCTTCGTGCTAAAGCGGTTTTGAGCCTGGCTAATGCTAGTCGAGACTTCCGTAGCAGTAACACGGCCTTTATCGGCAGTAAGGCCCTGCACGGCTTCATCTGCGGCCGTAGCGGAGCGCATACGCTGTGCAATACGGTCTTTCTTCTGGTCCAGGTCGCCAGAAAGCTGTGGTCGTTCGAGCGCGCCCATAGCGCCCTTTGGAATTGGATAAACGGCGCCAGGGATAGTTTCGATTTCAGGTGCCAAGTCGGCAAATTGCGGGTCAATCCAGTACATCGGGGTGTTCTGGTAAGCGTTGTTGTCGATGTCCATGCTCTCGTAGTCGTTTAAAAGCTCAGCATCGCCCATGATAATGGCCATTTCACCCTCACCATAGAACTGGCTGGTATCGACGTAGTCGCGGAGCACTGCAAACGGCAAGAATGGGTCGATAGCGTCGAGTTTCTTGGTGATTTTAACGAACTTAGTAGCAATGCCACTTGGGTCGTTCATATCTGGCACTTCGATTTCGACCTCTTTGGTCATTTCTTCGCGCTGTAAGTGAGTTTCCTGGTAATAAATAAACTGTTTGCGGTTGCCAATTTCAACCAATTTGCCACTCATTAGGTCGTACATCAAGATAACGTGAAGCTGAGTTTCAGTAGCCTTAGTCCCCAAAGTAGAGCCCGCGAACATATCCTTAAAGGCTTTGTCCATGCTCTTGTGGTCGCCGTTGCCACCGCTTGCCCCGCCAGAAGTCTCGTTTGAGCTGGCGTCGAAACCGATGTCATCAAGATGCTGGTACTTAGGTACCATTTGCTGTTGGTCGGCGTCGTAAATCTGCTGGCGGCGGGCCACTTCCTTATCTATCAAATACTCAAATCCAGCGTAACGTGCTGGATTAACGCCCTGTACCATACAGGTAGCGGTCGGGTCTACAAAGAAATCACGCAGCGGGATATTCTCAATCCACGGCTTACCATCGCGCCAGGCAACGTGCAGTACGGCCGTGCCATAGAGCAACATTTCGCGTACCCACTCCTGGTTTTTTAAGCCCATCTGGTTACAAATCATGTAGTAGTCGAGCATACCGTTTAGGATTTCGGTATCGGTAGATTGCTCTTCGTTGGTCTGGACAAAGTGGAATTTCGGATTGCCGCCCGCAATATTAGCCACCAAAGTCTCAATGATTGTGTGCGACTCGCGGATTACAGGGTCAGAAATACCCTCGTAGTTTCGGACAACGCGCTTGCCCTTGTAGACTTTAAAATAATTATCCCAGTTGGTGCGAAGCCCAGTGTCGGTATAACGCTTAGCGTCATCATACATTTTAAGGGCGTTTTCAAGTGATAAATCGGTAGCTTTAACGACTTCGTCGGTGTGCTGCTCTTGCAGCTCGTCGGCGGGCGACACTTTCGGTGTTTGTGGCAGGGCGTCTTGTCCCTGTCCTGATGGTTGCGAAGTCGTCGGTTGTGGTGCGGCTGGTTGCATATTTGTTTCTCTTTACTGGTTTATGGATTGCTTCCTTAGCGTATTCAGTGTCGTAGGACGACCATTGAGCCATTTGCAAATTGATTGCCTTAGCCATAACACAGTCATCGAACGTACCCTCTTGTGCGCTGGTGTAACCCTGGTCATCTCTAACGTAGGTCATGCACTCGCGTATAAATACTACGTCTAGGTCGATTATATCACCCTCACGAACATCTTTCACCATTTCGTTTATGATTACTGGCTTGGTCTTTTTATTCGTAACCCAACCCATTTTGGTAGTGCGGACCTGGAACTGTTCATCTTCGGAACTTTCGCGCTGGTATAGGTTGCGGTAGAACTTATTGCGGAGTGACTGAACGGTGCTGATACCGTGGTTGTTTACCTCAACAGCAATCAGAGCATTGTTGTAAAATGTGCCAAGCGCAAAGGCGACTTCACCAAGTAAATCGGGGTCGATGTGGCCGCGCCAACGGGCAACAGTCCGCAGATTTGAAACGTCCATAACGTCGATAACTGAGTAGTCGTTTTCCTTTTTGTCGCTGGACTGTTCGAGTTTGCCCTCGGAAACGTCCACGGCAATCGTGTATTTGTGGGCCGACTGGTGCGTGGTCGGGTCGTCGCGGATTGGCAACTGCCAGATTTTAAGCGGCGTCGGGTCTTGGTCCTGGAATGTACGCTTGAATTGTTCAAGCACAAATTTTTCTTTGGCCGTGGCATCAGAATTTGGTACCAAGTTACCGAAGATTGGGTCGGGCTGTTTGAGCGCCAGCGTCTCCATTTTCTTGAGCATCTTGATGTCAAATACTGGGCGACCACTCGATAAGAACGCTTCCATATCATCTTTCGGATACTCCTGGTAAAACTTCTTAGGGTCGGTGCGAAACTCTTTCATTTTTTCACGGCGCCACAAAATCTTGCGGTCCCACGACTCTAGGCTGTAGCCTTTATCCTTGAAAATCTCGATAAGCTCCAACTCTTCATCGTTGTAAATATCGACAATGCCAGGTAGTTCATACTCTGGGTGTTCATGCCAGGCAAAAAACAACGGCTTAAACGCACTCTCACCTTTTTGGGCTAGGTTCCACTCGTCGTAGAAATAACCACCAACACCATTAGCTGTGGACTCCAGGAAAGCAAACGTCTCAGGCGCTAGTGGTACAGCCTGTAGGGCTGAGCTAACAACGTCCGAGTTGGCTTCCCAGAACGCAACCTCTGAGCCATGAAAGAAGTTAATCGTATCTGAACGACCCTTACCCTCTTTGGCAACCATCGTTTTGATTTCCGACTGCAAGCCAGGCGCGGGCTGGCCCATCTCGGCATACTCCTCTTTCACCTGGTCTTCGACGTCAAATACCAAGTCGCGCTTGGTGTTATATTTGCGGTCTGGCTTGAACATCGAATTACTGAAATCGTAGTAGCGACGGAACATTTTGTACAAGTTTGAGCTGGCTTCGGTTTCGTGGGCAATAATCACTGAGTTCACATAGCGGTGGGTCGTGGTCCACCAATAACAAAGGGCCTCTATCACGGTGCTCAGCCCCATCTGGCGGGCTTTGAGAATGATATAGCGGACTGGCCGTTTGTGGGCAATATCGTCGAGTACGCGCTCCACCAGTAGCTTCTGTGCCCAGTTCAGCTTGAACGGTACCACCTGGCGGGTAACTTTGTCCTTAATCATCAGGTTGCGCTCGCAGTAGATGTAGAAATCTTGAGCGATAACTTTAATGGCGCGGGCGGCCTGGTCGTCGGGCGTCAGTGTCCAATAGTCGGGTATCCGACTTCTTACCAAATCTCTGGTGGCTTCGGAGAGTTCACTGGCCATGTTTCTTTTCCTAATCGTTCAGCGGTTAATTTATTGAGCGGGTGTTTGGCATTGTACAGGGGTACTACCTCTTCAAGTGGCGGGTTGTTTATGTGGTAGGTTTCTGGGTCTTCCTTTTTCAGTATATCCCAGGTCATTATATCGACCGCGTTATCGAGGCACAACTGGACGAACTCCGATTTATTTTCGAGGGTCTTCCAGATTTCTAAGTGGCGCTCCAGTAAGGATACGTTTACCCGTTTTCCTATCCCATAATTCACTAGTTTCGGCATCTAGTTCTCCTCTCTTAGCGGCAATCAGCTCGCGCTCAATAGCCATCGCCTTAGTTACAATCTGGTGTCGCGGCCAGGTCGGGCCAATGATAGTAGCGATACCACGACCACCAAAAGTAGCAATGAATTTGCCGTCTTTGTGGCTCCAGCGGCATGAGCCCGCCGCCTTTTTACAGGTCGCTAGGATATTTGAAGTTTTCACATTGCCCCCAATTTCTCTGCGGCTGTTGGCACTTGCGCTACGGGCGCTGGGTAAAACAGCTTGAACTTGGCTACGCGCCACGGATTATTGACTTTGGACTTAATGATGGTAGCCTCGACGCTGTGGCCCAGGTAGATATTGTCTTTCGGCTTCTCAGGAAAGCGCCACGATTTAATGGTCTTGAGGGATACGATTAGGCTGGCGGCGTAGACAGGGCCCATGCCACCTGGCGTGTATTTAATCGGGGCATAACTGCCAATCACTTCGCGCTCCTGGTTGATGATAACCAAAGCCGTGTCGGTATTTTTGCACTGCATCGGTACAATCCGCATCATTTTGTTTACGATTTTGGCTTTCTGACCGATGTTATGAGCGGTGCTGTCGCCCTCTTCCTCGGTACGGAACGTACAGGCCGCCAAAGAGTCCAGAATGACCAGGTCGTATTTGCCGCTCTTGGTGGCTGCCAGGACCACGTCGTAAATATCCTCGATAAAAGCGCTGTCATTCCACAGCGTAAATTGGCGGTCGTCGATACCCAGCTCCATCAGCAGTTCAGGATTTAAGCTGGCCTCGGAGTCAATATATAGCACGCGGATACCTTTGAGCCCGCGTATCATATTCAGGCACAGTGTTGTTTTGCCGACGGCATACGGGCCTTGGATTTGCGTCACACGGCCACGCGGTATTTTGGTTAGGGCATCAAACGCTTCAATACCCGTCGTAATCCACTCCACCTTTACCATTCCCATTTTCACAAAGCTGGCCATGCGGCGGTTATATTCCTTGACCGTAATACCCAGCCGCTCAGCCTTGGCGGTAATTTCGGGATTATCTGTAACATTATCTGTAACATCAACAGGGGTGGTGTTCGCGATAATCTCTCCAGTCTCAGGGTCGGCGCCAACTTGCCTAGCGGCTGCTACTCGACACTTTGGCGAGCAAAACCTGGCATCGTCTCGCTTAGCTTTAAATTCTTTTTGGTCCCATTCACATATTCTTTTCATCAGGCTACTCCATCTGGTGGGTTCGATACCACCAAGGTTAAATGCTTAGGCGTATCTACTTCACGCTCCACGACTACGGTGCCTAGTAACAGCTCCAAACGGGTGTGTACGCGGTCTAGTTGCGCCTGCAAAGCATACTCATGCTCCAGCAACCAATCTATCTCTTCGCGTTTTTCAGGTCCGTGCATCACAAATTACCGCCTTGCCCGATAGTGAAATACAAATACGCAAATCCTAAAATACAGGCGGCGCAGAACAGCCAGGCCACCACATCAACTATTCGGCGCATCGCAGGGCTCCGTTTCCGTAATTTCCTCTACATAGCCCGTGAGCGCCTGTTCCAGCGTAATCACATCATCCAGCGCCAAATCCACAAACTTATCGAACAGGGCCACCCTATTGCGTCTCTCAGCCTCAGCACGGGCTCTATCACTCATCCAATCGTTTTGTTCCATAAATTAAATGTAACAATTAAATGTAACAAACACAAGGGGGATGTTACAGGTAATAGAAAATTATGGTAGGAAATTTTGGGGCTAGGAAATGTGCGAGGGTACGGTAACGTCTCACTACGTTCACCTAAGAGTGTAGACGACAGTCAGTACCTAGGCGTGTCCACCCGCCCCACTAAGCACGGGGCATTTAGCCTAAGCATGATGTGTTTATAGCCTAGGCGTTGGCACAATGATTATGTTCGTGCTTATACGACACGCTATATATGGTGTATGTGTTACAGCTATTTCATTAAGTGTAACACTGTTACGGCTATCACCCCTGTTATGTTACAGATAATGCACGTCGCAGAATATGTAATGGACGACTGTTACATTTAGACAATAGGGCTATGGTAGTACCACCAAAAGAATTAAAGCGCTCTAACAGGCTGTATATGGCTTGTTACGCTAATCTAGCACGTTCTGTATGTTCAACTTACCTGTGAGACTGATTGACTTCTTAGTAGCTTGTCCGCGTATGTGGTCAATGGTGTAATGTACTGATTTCTGCGCGATGCGTTCATCGGTACTGTTCACTAAGTCGCCTAGCCTATTAATTGCGTCGCTTCCAATCTGTTCGAGCTTTTCATCTATAAATTGTGCTGTTGCTATGCCCTTGCTTTTCTTTTCTATCTTATGCGCTCTAGCTGATGGATTGAAATATCCCTCTTGGCCTTGCCTAACTGCTGCTGTACCGTTTCCCGCTATGAGCTTGCGGGCGCGGTGTATTGCCACCGTTTCGGGTGTGATTGCTTTGTATATTCTAGGCTTGGTATTCATACCACAATATTAGCATAAATACGTTGGATTGTGGCGTTGTGTAAGTTTGATTGCCTAAGCAATATACTTACACCTTGCGCGCTTTGAACTGTTCAATTGTTAAAATAGCCGTGTTTCTTACTTATAATTATATGCTTATCACCCCTGTTATGCAATGACTTATCCACAGTTTTAGCAATAAACCCTAAGAAAAGTATTGACATAATGCCTATGGCTTGGTACACTGTAGTTAGTCAATTGTTACACGGCAAGCGACACAGGGAACGGGAACAGTAGTAAGCTAGCGAAACTCTGGCATGATAACCAACTAATAGGACTACTGCCACCGCCACCACTAACAGGGAAACATGCAAGGTATCGCGCTAGAAAAGGTGCGCGTTGAAAATGAACCTCGGTTAAGCTAGCACTTAACAGAAGCATACGCCTTGCACCCTACCAAATAAAAACATAAAACAAAGGTTACGCAATGACTTACAAAGTCGGTACGCACATTAATTTAAAAGCACGGGCAAAACGACAGAAGTTTATAGATGAAGCGACCAACAGCCTATTTTGGGCAACGCTTGTACTAGGCTTCCTCTACTGCCTGTACGCATAAGGGGTAACAGATGAACGCATTTAATTTTGTAACTAACACAGAATACAGTGGCCAAAACGCGGCACTTGTAGGCAATGGCAAATATCCAGCTTTTGCATCATTCAATCAGTTAAAGTCAATGGGTTACAGTGTAAACAAAGGCGCTAAATCCGTCGGGGTGTTCTGTGGATACCGCGAAAACAAAGCGGGTGAGCGCGTACCGTGTTGGGGTCGGGTGTTCGATATAATCGACACAACCGCCAAAGATGATAAGGACTTAATCGAATTTATCGAACAGGGTACACGCCTCACCAGTGAAGTCGAAAGCAATTTACTAATCGCTAGTGCTCTGCTATCAGTAGCCTAAGCAATATAACCGCGCCAGCCGTCGCATCATAACGGCTAGAAAGATTTACAACTATGAAAGATTACAAGAAATATGCAAAAGCAAAACACTGGGTAGAGCTGAAAGAATTGGGATATGTTTACACCTCTATGGGTAAACTAAACAGTTTAGAGCGACGCGCCCACGCATTTGCTGAAAAGTGTTGCAACGAAGATATAAGCGAAGCGACCGAAGAACGCCAAAACAAGAAATTTACCGAAGAAGCTAAAGAGTTATTTGGTGGCGAATTGCCTAAAGGTTTCTTTATCAATGGCGACCCGCGCGGCTATGCTCTCAAGCTAGACGATGAAGCATACAGCCGCGACCCCCGCGCAATTGACAAAATGCCAGTAACTTACACCGACATGGGTGGCTACGGTATCTTAGCCCCAGATTGGAATTAACAATGAGCTACGAAGTACAGCGGGGCGCATTTCGCGCCCTTGCTAACCCCATCAAATTGTTAAAGTTCTTAACGCTAATTATAGCAAAATAACAGAGGTAATACAATGATTTACAAGCAGCATTTAATCCAAGCCCGCGTCGAGACTTGGGACAATTACGAACTAAACGACGATGGCACCTTGGGCTATTTCATTACCAACGGTGGCGGTGATACTGATTATCCCTTGTACGATGTTTGGACACGGGACGAAGACGGCGAAGCCGACCAATGTTTGGGCGATGAGTTTAACACCATCGAAGAAGCCAAAGCGTTTATAGATGATGAAACCGCAAAGGGCAAGGATTTAGTAGCAGCATGAACGCCGAGAAATTCAAAACTTACTTAGGGAACTGTGGGGCGGAAGTATTACCGCCCACAAACCCCTATGAACTAGTACGATTTAGAACAGAAAACGGGGTGAGCGTCGTTTACACTGGTAAGCGGGGCACAACCTTTACGGGTGAGAGCGAGACAGCTTACAACCTGTTTAAACAGGGCAAGAAGTGGAAAGTTGTAAGCCGTAAGCGTCGCGCATTAACAGATTTAAAAGCCCGCATCGCGAGCCGAGACGGTAAAGAGTGTTTCTTTTGCGGAATTAGGTACAAAGTCCTAGACAAGTACACCGTTGAGCACCTTTTATCGTTCAGCCACGGCGGCAAGGAAAATATTAACAATCTCTGTTTAGCTTGTGAGCCTTGCAATAGTGCCGTTGGCAATATGGCAGTTGTCGAAAAAGTCAAATTTCGAGATGGCAAGCGGGGCAACAATCTACAGGGCATAACCAGCCGAGTTAGGAATTTACTACGATGAGCTACCAACTCCGAGACTATCAGCAAAAAGCGGCCGATATAGCAGTGGCCAACTTGAAAAAATACGGCAAGCCATTTGTGATACAGGCAGCCACGGGCGCGGGCAAGTCGCTCATCATAGCGGACATTTGCCACCAAATCAATGAGCCAATTTTGATATTGCAGCCGAGCAAAGAAATCCTAGAGCAGAATTACAATAAACTGGTGAGCTATGGCATCACCGACGTTTCAATGTACAGCGCCAGTATGAACAGCAAAGAAATCGCAAAATTTACTTACGCGACCATTGGCAGTATTTACAAAAAACCTGAGCTGTTTAAGCACTTCAAATATGTAATTATCGACGAGTGCCACGGGGTAAACCCTAAAAACTTAGGCGGTATGTATACCAGTTTTCTCAAAGCCATTGGCTGTACGCGGGTATGCGGCCTAACAGCCACACCCTACCGTATCCAGCAGAAATACGTTACCGAGGGCGGCCAGTTGTACTACACGGCCGCGCTAAAGATGATAAACCGAATACACCCGTTTTTCTTCAAGAAAATTGCATACCAAATCGAGACAGCCGAGCTTATCGAGGCGGGTTGGTTATCACCTATCCAGTATTACAGTGAGCACGTTGATACCGACGAATTGGTGGTAAACAGCACGGGCGCGGACTTCACCGACGCCAGTGTAGAGCGCTTCTGGAACGATAAACGGTTGAGGCGCATTGCTCAAGCCGTCGAGTTTTCACATGAAAATCACAAGCGAACGCTAATCTTTTGCAGCAGCATTAAGCAAGCGAAAAATGCCAAAGAATTGATTGAGGCAATGGGGATACCAGCCGCGATGGTCGATGGAAAAACCCCCAAAAGTGAACGAGAGCAAATCATCGAAGATTTTAAAACAGGTAAGGTTAAGCATTTACTGAACGTCGGAGTATTTACAACAGGCTTCGATATGCCTGTACTCGATTGCATCGTGCTGGCGCGGCCAACTATGAGCCTGGCGCTGTACTACCAGATGGTCGGGCGCGGTGTTCGGCTAGACCCTGAAACGCCTGGCAAATTGCTACACGTTTACGACCTGGCGGGCATATCTGAGCGACTGGGGCGCGTGGAAACAATCCGCGTTACCACCGAACCGCACGGCTTCAAGAATATCGTTACCAGCGAAGTTGGCCAGATGGACGAGTGCGCGCTGTTTCGCTTCCTTGTAAAAAAACAACCTAACCACTTGAAAGCATAAGAGGTAAAATGATGGCAATTAAACAAAAAAGGAGTACACCATTATGGGTACGGATATTCTTCACCTTAGCAAAAACATTTGGCTTCCGCGCAAGCGTGAGCCTAGACCAACCAGATTTTACAGTGCTTATCACCCTGTACAAAATAAGACGGGAATTATAGCCTATGTAACAAATCTTGTTCGGTGGTTATTGTGGACAACGACGGCAATTGTGGCCACCATAATAACAGGTTCGATACTTCTTGAGTTCGTCGGTTACTATGGTGCTTTCAATTGGCTCATTAACACCATATATGGGGCTAGCACAATCATTATGAAAGTGGTAGGCTGGAACTAATGTTTGGACTAGACACTCAAACATTGCCACTAAAAGTAAAAAGCTCGCTGTGGAGCAGCGGCTTTTCTTGGACTAGACTTAGGTTTAGCCTAGCAAAGCCATCTCTACCTGTCAAGCATTAAGAGAGGGTAAAATGGATAATGAAAATTTAGAACGCCCGAACTACTACGCCAATATACCAGCGGACGTTCGGTACGCAAAAGAGCTAACTGCTAACGCTAAATTGCTTTACGCTGAAATAACAGCACTCTGTAACCAAACTGGTACTTGTTGGGCTTCAAACAACTATTTTGCCAAACTGTACGATGTAAACGTAGAAGCCGTAAGCCGATGGGTAAAACAGCTTGTGGACGGCGGCTTCATTACCACCAAAGTAAACAAAGCCGCTGGAAACAGACGGTATCTGAGATTAGCTTTTATAGACCCTATTGCGAAAAAAGATAATAGCTATAGCGAAAAAGCGCAAGTCAATAATACTAAAACTAATAAAAATCATATTGTGGAGTTAGAAAAAGAACTTTTAAAAATTGCTAATCAAGTTACTAAACGAAACTTTAGAGTTTTGCCTAGAGGTACTAAGAAACTTCTCGATACTTTTTCTTTGGTGGAAATTGAAGCTGCGCTGCGGGCTGAGGCCGCCGACCCGTGGCACCGCGACCGCCTGAAAGAGCTGAGCCTGGACTACATGATACGGCCGAGCACTATCGACAAGTTTATGAGTGTTGCGCGGCCAGCTAGGAAATCGACCAGGACCAAAGAAGAGTGGGACGCTATTGAGGCGAAAGAGCTTGCCGACTTCCGCATTGCGAATGGTGGCAAAGCATGATTTCTAAACAGATTGTCTATATCGGTGATTTTGCGGCCGACGCTGAAAAGCTGAAAATGACCTACGGTTCGACCAGTCGCTTTACTTCTGGTAACGATGGCCTCGATGAATATTTGGGCAGTGGATTTGGTCGCGTCGATGGCTACGAAGTCGTGTTGCTCTATGGCAGCACGGGTATTGGAAAATCATTGGTCGCGCTAAATATGCTAGCCGAGAACATCAAAAAGGGTGAGCGCATTGGATTATTGGTACTGGAAGACGATGCAGCCGACGTATCGGTGCGCCTGAGCTTCATACTGGACAAATCGGCCTATGAGCGTATGAACGCTGAGCGCAACGTGCTATGCCTACCCACGGACGCCCTGATGAAGTCCTGGAAACTGGACGAATTGCTAGAATACATCGAAAACTGGTTTGTAAATCAAAAGGTGGACCTGATTTTACTGGACCACTTGCAATTTGCTTTTGAGGGCGCCGAGGCTATCAGGGGTGAAAACGAATATATTGCCCAGCGGGTATTTATGCAAAAGCTCAATCAGTTAATGAAACGGGTTAAGAAGACGATTATACTGGTAAGCCATACCAACAAGGGCATGGGCAAGGGCATGGATAAAATTGTCGGCTCTGGCTCTATAGCGCAGGCGGCCACCAAAGTAATCGAAGTGGGCAAAGAAGACGATATTTTACAGCTAACAATGCACAAATCACGCTTTACTAAAACGCCTGGCTACCCTTACGAAATGAAGCTGGTGGGCACTAGATTGAAAGGATTGGATTATGACCCAGTACCAAAACCAGAAAGGCTCTTTTGATGACAACTTCACCGAAAACGACGTTTTACTATCCCTTGAACGCGCAAATCTCAAATACAAAAACGGACAGCGTTATATTCTATCTCAGTGTCCACTCCACGACGATGCCCACCCCTCTGTACAAATTTACAAAGATGATTGGTTTGTCAATTGTCACAGTGGTTGCGGACGTTTCCACGTTACAAAAGCGTTTCCCGAACTTCTCAGCGGAAATCAAAGACCTGGCCAACAAATTAAACGAAGCAGTGGGGATAAGCCAATGACCGAGCACAAATACACCGCAGTAGACCTGATTGATTTGGTGGAGAGCATGGATAAAATCCCTGACGACCACGTTTTCAAAGGCATACCAATTTCAGTGCTCAATGACCTGGGCTGGCGATGGGATAAGGAAAACAACCGCTATTTCATACCGTACTGGTCGGCTACCAAAACTAGTGTACCGTTCGGCCAGTGGCGCAACCTGGGCACGGGACCGCGTTTTAACTTTTGGAAAGATGCTAAACCAACCTGTTACGGCACTTGGAACTTGGACAATCACAAGCTATTTGTTTGTGAGGGTACCAGTGACGCGGCCGTGCTGGAGTATTGCGGTGTGCCGTGGATAGCACTACCGAGCGCGGCCAGTGGCGAACTGATGAAAAAAATGGCTACCCATTGTAAGAATGAGGGTATTGAGCTGATTTATGCGGGCGATAATGACGCGGCGGGCGATAAATTGAAAGAGGCTTTGGAAGAAGTAATGCCGTACCGATTGAAACAGCCACGGAGCCCGTACAAAGACTGGGGCGAGATGTTCGAGGCTGAGGGGCAACAGTCGGTTACTGACTATTGCTTTGCTGAGCTGTTCGGACCGACTTATACGCCAGACCCCGTTGCAGCGGCCGTACAAAAGGTGTGGCCAGGGGCAGAAGAACTTGAAATAGTCTCGACAGAAGAAGCAACTCAAACTGCCGAGACTATAGCCAAATAATACCACTTGACAATAGGGCTATGGTGTGATAACTTAATGTGTAAGGAGAAGCAACTCACTATGAAGAAATGGATTTTAGTAGATGTCGAAGCTAGGGGCCAAAGTCCTGTCAATGGCACTATGACTGAATTTGGAGCTGTTGATTTTGAAACTCGTAAAACCTTTCACGGGAAAATCTATGAGGGAACACCCGACCCCGCTAACCCCGCGATACCTGTTGTAGGTAAACAAATAAGGAGAGTCCAAGATGTTATGTGTGATTTCTCTAGTTGGCTTGACGAATTAGCACCAGGACGACCAATTTTTATAAGTGATAACCCCGCTTATGATTGGCAATGGATTTCAGGAGCATTTGATTTTACGCTTATACCAAATCCATTTGGCCACTCAGCTCGTCGTATCAGCGATTTCTGGGCTGGCCTAAACTATGATTTTGGCGATACTCAAAGTTGGAAGAAATTTCGTAAAACTATTCATGACCACAACCCCGTCAATGACTCTATGGGTAATGCCGAAGCTCTTAAAATCATACTTGAACTAGCAAAGGAAAAACGCAATGGGTAAAAAAGAGGAAATCACCGATATAATTTCGGAAAAGGGTATCAAAGAAATTAAACTTGGCACCGTGCTCAAGTTCGACTACGAGGGTAGCCCCGTATACATCAAAGTCACCAAAAAAGATACCAAGAATATGCGTATCTGGGGCGAACACGTTGCCCTGGGCGGTATGGACGAGGGCATGAGCCACTACGGCCATGAACTAGACCGCGACAAAGTGCCTATGTTTTGCAATGACTGCCAGGTGCCTGTCACTGAATTTGGTACCAAAGCTGGTGAACTGAAAGCCTGGGAACGTGACCCTAAGAAAATGAAATCATTAAAGAAAGGGAAAATGGGCCTAAAATGAGCAACTTAGCTGAGGCATTAATACCGTGGGCAGAGCGACGCAAACGAATATTTGAAGCCAACATTGTCACTAACCCGAAACACCCCAGCCCAATGAGTTGGAGCTGGCAGAGTATCCAGGCTGTTTACCAAGTGCTAGGCCACCAACTCGATGACTACAAAGATATTGCCGACCGCTTTGAAATCCACTTGCCGATTGACCCGACACCTGGCGCAATGGTACCAATACCAGTTGGTGCTGAGGATTTTATCCATCACTGGTACAACGGTGTGGTGCGTATCAATGGCCAACTAAAAGTACTCGACCAAGAAATCGCGCGCCGTAATGAACTGATTGGAGTGATGGGGTGAAGCGTTGCATCATCAAAGATAGAAAACACCCGTGGTACGGTGAAACTGGCGAGTTAACCAATGAAGAATTACCAACTGGGCAATTAGTTATGAACCTCGATAACGGTATGCACTCTGGGGTGTATCTGAGACAGGTAGAAATGTTATGAAAACTTACCGCGTTAGCATGATAGCGGTGTTCGGAGCTCTTACCGACCACCCAGAAGAGATAGAGGCGACTGAGGATTTCGAGGCCAAGTCAATGAAGTTGGCAGCCCAAGAAGCCAAGAGACAGTTTGAAGCTGGCCTAGAGCGTGAAAATATACCAGTCGAGGACGTAGTTTTTAAAGTAACAGATGTGAGCGAAATATGAACGAACGACAATACAATCTAGTAAAACTGTTCCTAGATAAGTTTCATGTACCACCAAAGAAGCTAGCAACCAAATGGGATATCGAGCTTACCCGTGTGCTTATGGTGGACTCGACCCCGAATTTTGAAGCCTACTACACTATGCCAGAGGAAGATTTACTAACATTTTTTGGGAGAACAACGAAGTGAGAATAATAATTTTTATGGTGATAGCATTTGGCCTGGGTGTAGCTTTTGAGAAGTTTAACCGTTGGGCACTCGAAGACAATTGCCCGCGCGTCTATATTGGCTACAACTGCCGCGGCAAGAGCTGTGAGCACTCAGACGAAGCCTGGGACGCTGTTTTGAAGCGTGACCCACAGCCAGAGGACGAACAGGGATTTTGGCGAGGACCACAATAATGGGCTTGACAAATAGGCTATGGTTTGATAACGTAGTAACACTAACCAAAAGGAGCAACACTTATGGCATTTAAGGACATCGAGAAAATCTTGTATGAGGGGAAAGTTAAAATTAACTACCTCGACAAGCCGCATATGTACTTCCGACGTATGCGTGAAAACTGGGACTTGCCAGAGAGCGACCCAAAGGCGTGGGGCAAAGCGAAGCGTCCAAAGGGTACGACTACTTTACTCGGTGACACCTTAGAGAAAAAGGGCCTGATGACTTGGCCGATGGGCTTGGCACTGCGCGAGCTAACAGGTTTCTACGACTTCACCAACGACAAGGGCGACCGTATGACGGGCTTTTCTAAAGGTGTTGGTAGTCTGTACGATGCCGACGGCAAAGTTCAGGCACTCGACCAAGACGCGCTGATGCCACTAGTAGTAAGTGCCAGCAAGGCGCACTTGCGTAAGAAGAAAAAGGGCGCCGACATTGGCTCAATCGTTCACGATGCAATCGAGCACTATGTATTGGCCAACCCTAACCACCTACTCGATGAAGTGGACGAAGACGGCGAGCCCGTACTCGATGAGAGCGGCCAGCCGAAGCTGATACTGCCACCTATCCGTGGCTCAAACTTCGACATTGGCGAGAGCTATATGTGGTCGATTAAAGAGGCCGAATACGAAAGTGAAGCCGAAAAGGACCAGGCACTCCGTGATTTTGCAGGCGACGTCCAGCAAGCCGAAGCCGCTTTTGGCCAGTTCAAGATTTGGTGGGATAAAATACGACCTGAACTGCTAGGCGCCGAAGACCTGATTTACTCACTGGAGCTTGACTACAGCGGTACGTTCGACGGCTTGTTCAATATCGACAAGGAAGACCACCCAGTACCCGAAATGTTCCCTGACAAAGAAGAGATTATGATACTAGCCGACTGGAAGACCAGCAATGCTAGCGCCTCAAAGGACGCTGCGGCACCTATGGGCGTGTATTACAGCTATTTCGTACAAAGTGCCGCCTATGCGTGTGCGTGGGCTGAAATGGGCCATACGATGCCCGACGACCTAGCAATCATCTCGGCCCGCAAGGACGGTAACTTTGATGTCATCTATGCCAGTGAGCTTGGCCTGACAATTGAAGACTGCATAAACTGGTGGAAGTGTGTTGTTACCTGTTACCGTTTTATGGATAAATCTAAAAAGGGGCTATTGGAGCTCGGAAAGGCTAAAGAGGTAGCGTAATGGCAGACAAACAAGTTGCCGCAGTCCAGGCAAAAATTACTCAACAAGCCAAAAAACGGTTTAAAGAAGAATATAAAGAGTTAGCACGTTTTATACAAAAACACCCAATTGGTAGTAAATTAAAAATAACTATAGACGGTAAAACTTTTAGACTTACAGATGGTAACTACGATTACCCAGAGTTAAATGATGATTTGTTACCAATCACTAATTTTACCGAAGTTAAAGAAGACCTAGTGCTTGATTATGAAAAGCAAGAGGTCGATAGATTAACTAATCAACTAAGTTCAATAAGCTACCTATTTGAAAGGGGAGAAATATAATGTCAAGAAGTAACCCAACGGCCGACGGCCAGAGCAACCCAGCAACCCGATTTTTCGAGTGGAGCGGTAGCACAGGCAAAATCAAATACTACTCGAAAGAGGATAAGCAGAGTTATGAAGTAGATTTGCCGTTCAGTTTCCTGGTGCTGGAACAGCTCAACACCATTACTGGTTTCAGTAAAAAAGACCAGAGTGGCTACTGGTCCAACGAGGTTAAAAACCTCACCACCGACACGCTGATTGTGAAAACTAAGGCGGGCGTTAAAGCTGAGGGCGTGTACAAGAGCCAGGCCATCACCAACATTTTGGCGGCTGGCGGCAAGTACACCAAGTCCGTATATATCGCCTACATGAACGATGGAAACGAACTAGTCCTGGGCCATTTGAAATTGGCGGGCAGCGCGATTAGTGCCTGGATTGAATTTAGTAACCAGTACCCTGGCCAGAAAATGTACCAAATTGCCGTGGTTATCACGGAAGCTACAGCCGCCAAAAATGGTAAGACTGACTACTTCATACCAGTGTTTGAAGCGCGCCAAGTTACCCCTGAAACTGATGCTAAGGCCAAAGATATTGACCGAGAGTTGCAGCAATACCTGGCCCAGTATTTCAACAAGCCAGCACCATCTAAGCCAGTTGCCGACGTAGAGATTGAAGACTTGACTGGTGACGATGAAGAGGAAGCTTTGGACGGCAATGTGCCAGAGTCCGATGGTCCCGAAACCCCAGCACCAGCCGCGCCTGCCGCTGCACCCGCAGCCCCAGCAAAGCCCGCTAAGACGGTAGATACTGGCAACGGTAAAATCGACATCAAGGACGTACCATTCTAATGAAGTACATTGATTTTTCGTCACCAGAAAGTTACGACCAAATCGAGGCTATTGGTGGACTTTACAAAGCACTTTTTGCCTTAGCCAAAGCCTTTGATATCGAAAAGCCATTTGAACTGATAAAACAGGTATCAAGTAGCGCCAGATACGATATGCAAAATTTGTTAGAAAAACAGGCAGAAGCAGCTAAGCCCAAAGAAGATGCTAAAACCGATGAGCCACCAAAGAAAACTGAGGCTGGCACACCAGACGACCCAATTAATTTAGACGATATACCGTTCTAAGAAAGGAATAATATGTCACGAAGCGACGAACCAGAAATCCTACGAGCAAAGGAATACAAATTGCTCAACCGTGATGAAAATTACAATCACGAAGCGGCCGAAGAGCTTGCAGAAGCCTTGACCGAAGTTAGTACGCTTATGAAGCGTATCAGTGTACTCAAAGAGTTGGTGCAGGAAAACGACGATTTGCACCCGTTCATTTGGACAACCGCCGAGGGCAAGTCGATTGCCATTCACAAATTGGAAGACGACCACCTTACCAACATCTTAGGCCACCTGTTCACTAACGGCCGTAAGATTAGTAAGCCATTACGCGCAGAGGCCCGTAAGCGCAATATCGAAATTCCTGAGACTAGTTTCGATACTGGCGTTCGTATGCTTGGTGTTGGTGGCCAGACGTTTGATAACGTCCACCACGAAGACATTGGCAGCCCTTACGACCTGGGGTGAGATGGAGTTCAGGGAAGTGTTGAATAAATTTTAAATGGGGGTAAAGGTAATGGGTTTCAAAGCAGAGTACCGCAAGCGCCGAGAGGCAGGCTTACGCGGGCAGGGAGAGGAATTTAACCCAAAGGGTAAAGCTCATAGCTCACCCGACTGGCCTAGAAAGCCCGTCAGTAAGAAAGCTATGTTGAAGAATACTAAACGAGCAAGAAAGGCAGTTTTATATGGCAGTAACGAAGAAATCTAAAGCGGTCGCCAGCACCGAGGGTATCCCACCAAAGGTAATCAAAATTGCTGAGGAATTGTCTTGTGACCTGAACGATGTAGAGTGGAATGGCCGAGCCCGCGAGCTAGCCGACGCCCACCGCGAGACAATCGCAATGTCCGAGCGCAAGAAATCAGTTATGGCAGAATTAAACGCCGACCTGAAAATTGCCGAAGCCAAAGAAACCAAGTTGGCAAATATCGTCGCCACACGCTCAGAGCGCCGCGATGTGACCGTTGAAGTCAAATATGACTATGAACTAGGTTCAGTCACCAAAACCCGCACAGACACGCAGGAAATCGTCTCTACACGCGAAATGACCGACGATGAGCGCCAGGCTGAGCTTGAGTTGGTGGATGCCAACACGTTCATTGAAGAGCGCCACGAAGAGGCGTAATATAAATTTGTTTAATAATTTAAGGAGTTAAATATGGAACCAGGAAACGCACCACAGCCAGGAACTACGGTATCACCGCAGCTTGGCGACACTTTGAACGGCTCAGAGGGCCCAGTAGAAAGCGCGCACCAGCACGAAGTAACCGAAAAGTCTTACCCTAGTGGTTTGGCAGCAAAAGCCTCACAACGTGATGTTTCACCTGTTGAAGCAGCCCACAATCAGCTCACCGACCGCCAGGTTAGCTTGCACGATAAGCTCACGCTTATTGCCCACCGCCTAGAGAGCGTCCTGGCGCATCCATACAAGGGTAGTGACAGCGTTGCCGCAGAAGACTCTTACGGTAGCTCAGACGTAGCACGGAAACTTGCTCAAAGCTCAGCTCTTACCAGTAGCAGCCACGAAGTAGCCGACCACATACTAAATAACTTAGAGGTATAATCATGTATTCACACCGCAACAGCAAAGGTACTCTGTACCACCTGAACGCCAAAGACGTAACACTCCGAGGTGGCAAGGTCCAACGCATTTTCTATTTCAGTAAAGACGCTCGGCCAGAGACAGCTACCGTGCTGCCCGACGACCGCGAAGTAAGCGAAAACCCAAGGAACGGCTTTTTGACCGTTAAACGAAAGGGGTAGTATGCAATTCCCAGAAGACGACGAAATGAATTTGGAGCAGGAACTATCCCAAGCCGAAGACTCTATGGATATGATGTCCCGTGATTTTCGACAAATGGGTGAACGCCGCAACCATCTTAGAAAGCAGATTGCTAAAAGGCAACTCGACCCCGCAGTAGCAAAAATTGTGGAACTTGCCCAGAACGCTGGACATGCTTTGGGGGCCAATGAAGCCTTGGCTAATCGTATCAAGTTCCTAGAGCGCCGCATTGAAGTGCGCGACAAAGAACTGGACCGTACCAGCGACCGTGATGAGTGGAAAGCTCGCGCTGAGGCCGCAGAACTTAAATTAAAGCGAAAGAGGAAATAACTATGAACGAAACATCTGTACCCGACAACTATTTAGCGCTGAACGTACAACCCCTGGTGCTCACTAATGGTGTGGACCAGGACGAAAACCCTACTGGTGGTGGCGTACGTGGCCAGGGAGTCATCATTGACTGGCAGGACGGCCCACGCGGCAAGGACGCCGAGGGCAACCTGGCGCCTAGTAACGGTGCTTTTGTAGAGGACGCTATTTACGCAGCCCTACAGCGCCTAGAGTTCTTCCAGGCTAGCAAATATGAAACTCAGTACAACGCCGATGCAATCGACAACCTCAAGAAAGCTCTTACGGCACTTGATGGCCGACGCAAAGACCGTGCTGACCGTGGCGTAGAGGGCCAGCACGCGCTTTAATGAAAACACTACTGCTTAAAACGCAGCTCAAGAAATCGACCCGTAATAACGACGGGTCGGTTAATCTTGTGTTCCAAACAATGGAAGAGATAGACTCGAAAGAGTATCTGCTCATGGACCAGTATTGGAAGCAGGCGGGCTGGCTAGCGTTTAAGACTAACGAATTTGATGGTACTGAGATACCAAAGGAAAACGCCACCGCCAAAGGCAGTGTTTCACCATCACAGGATTTGCGCCGCAGCCTGTTCGCTAAGCACATGAGTCTTGGTGGTTCAAAAGAAGATTTCCTACCCTATTACAACAAAGCGATATACGGTTTCAAAAAAGCCGTGGACGACTCATTTAACACTTAAAGGTTAGCACTATGGAAGAAAAACGCGATAAACTGGGTAGGCGTATACCGCAATTCGATAGAAAAGCGGCCGCCAAGAAAGCTCAGATAACTAGGGAGAAAAATCATGGCCCCGATTTCAATAAGAGAATTGGTAGCATGGGTGCTCGTCTTGGGACTCGCGGTTACTTTGGTAAGCTCAAAGATACAGACCCGCAGAAGCTCAAAGAAATTAGCAAAGCCGCAAGTGAAAAGTCAGCCACCCGCACCGTTGAAGAACGAAGCGAAGCCGTCCGTAAGGGTTGGCAGACGCGGCGGGAGCATAAAATTCAAGATGAGGTTCGAGGACCTAAAGCACAAGTTTCAGCCAAAAAGAAAGCCAAAGGCACCAAGTGAGTTACGGGACGATAGTGGGCAAGTCCCTAATAAAGCGCGGGAAACAAGTAGTCCTAATGCGAAAGATGGACGGGTTCGGAGTATCCCTGTCCGCTCTGAAAAGCCAGAACTTCGACCGAGTGGAAGTTCACTACCTGGAAAAGATTTACCACGCGACAGTCGATGACTTTGCCACCAAAGGAATTATGTACGAGCGACCCCCCTACGAAAAACAAGTAATTTTACCAAGGAGATACTGGCGTGTTACGCAGAACACCTCTCAAACGTAGGGGCCCGACGGCTGATGCTTGGAAAGCATTTAGAGACGCTGAGGCAGTTAAGGACCGCGACGAAGAGGGTATTTTACACTGCCAAGATTGGAAAATAAATCTACCTCGTTGTGGTGTTGGCTTGCCAGAACTCGACTTACATCATGTTTGGGGCCGTTCTGGTAAACTGTTGTTCGATAAATCTAAAATGGTATGGCTGACTCGCGATTGCCATCAGAAAGCTCACCATGATTTGTAAAATACAAGGGTGTGATAGGCCGACACGACGTAATGAGATGTGCAACAGTCACTCTTCCACTATTTACTTACGAGCAAACCCTGAACGTAAAGCGTGGCATAGCATGAAAAGTCGTTGTCTTAACCCAAATGACCAATACTATCGCCACTATGGTGGTAGAGGCATCACGATTTGTGACAGATGGCTAAAAAGTTTTGATAATTTTTTAATAGATATGGGCCCACGTCCATCTAAGTTACATAGTATCGACCGTATAGATAATAACGGGGGTTACTCACCTAAAAATTGTCGCTGGGCCACTAAGACACAACAAGCACAAAATCGAAGAATGGGGATAAATAATAGCACTGGCGTAACAGGTGTAAGCCGTAAACATAACGGGTTTGAGGTTTTGGTTCAAAGAAACGGTGTTAGACGATATTACGGTAAATACAAAACGCTTGAAGAAGCTATTGCAGTTAGGCGGTCAATATAATGCTGCTCACCGTCAAGGGTAACGTACCTAGCCAGAAAAATCGCAAGATTATATCTGTTAATCGTGCCACTGGGCGCCCGTTTCTGCGGAGTGCGCCTGCCGTGAAAGATTGGCAGGAGCGGGCACTCGGTGAACTAAGCCAACAGTTCAAGGGCTACCACGTTTCTGGCTACCCAATAAGCGTTACCTGTATATTTTTCTTTGATAATTTGCGCCGCCATGACCTCGATAATGCTGCCAGCAGTGTTATGGACGCTCTCACGGCCGCCCAGATTATCGAAGACGACAACGTGAATTTCGTAGATTGCCTACAACTTCAATATGGTGGGCACGATAAACTTAACCCAAGAGTGGAGATTTACCTCGATGACTAAAAAAGACGAAGACGAACGATTTGAAGTTAAAAAGCCCGACTTGCAAGAGGTACGGGTACGCCACCTGGCGATACTATTTATCGAGCGCGCGGGGTTTATGAGCCTGTTTAAAGAGGGTGTTCGTTGGCGTGCCAATACTAAGTTTACTACTGGTATACCTGACGATGCCGTGGTAGAGAGTGTCTGGGCCGCGCCAGAACGAGACGGCGTGATGATGATGCTCAGTAGCCCCAGTTTCGACCCTGTAATAGAGGGCGCGATGCCACCAATATTGGCGGTGAGGGTGGACGTAAGCTAATGAGCTTCGCGGATAAATGCCCGCACTGTGAGCATAGCCCGTGCTGTTTTTGTAAGAAGATTAAGGAGCCTAAGAAATGAAAAAAATTACGATTGCTTTTGACATTGATGGTACCTTGCGTAAAAACTCAGAAGAACGACACCGTACTGATATTGAGGTAAATGAAGATGTGCTAGATACGCTACGTTTCCACTATAAGTGCAAAAATACTGAAATACACCTATGGAGTAATCGCGGTGCTGAATACTGCCAAGAAATGCGCGAGTTTTTTGGGCTACAGAAATATGTTAAAACAGCGAACTGTCATTTAAAACAGTGGCGTAAACTTCAAGAAGTAGAGGTACGAGTAACTGAGCATAATGTTATCCCTATGCTGCGTGCTGATGCTTTTAGACCAGATATTGCTTACGACGACCAACAGAGTTTCGATGGTGGTGTAGTAAATATCATCGTGCGAGAAAAATAGACTTGACAAGAAGCCTATGGCGTGATACACTGATGTAGTTCATTAATCAAAAAGGAGCAACAAATGTACGACAAAATAGTAACAGCACTAGAACCGTTCGGCCTCACAATGGTCGTAATAGCAGGGCTCATCTTGGACAATCGCGTTCAAGTTGGCAGTCGTGGTATAGTTGGAGTCATCGTCGTGTTTGTCGGCGTAGCACTCATCATAAACCATGTGGTGAAGCAAGTTCGTCTTTCCAATAAGAAATCTAAATAAGAGAGGATTAGCTGAGGCCCACATCTGTCATTGTCCAGGGTCGCGACTATGAAAAAAACTCATATCTTAGATGCGTTGCAAGTTACGGCAGCGCTTCTGATAACTAGTAGTATGGTGGTTTATGCAGCCCCCGTACCACGCCCAGTAACACCTAAGCAAGCAAGCATTAACAGGGTAGTGCCGACAAGTTCAAAAGTGGCTACCCCTGTTACGGCTACACCAGTGCCAGTATCTACCCCTGTTGCGGTAGTGCCGACAACTTGGCAAGATAACCCAAATCATTGCGACCAGAGCACTCAATACATAGCTCAGGACGCGCCATTCAATTGTATTGATAAGCCAGCCGCAGTTGCTCCTGTGGCCGTTTCTCAGCCCGTTTCAGCCGTTGTAGCGGGTTGTGGCGATAATATGTACTCCCAGTACATTTATAGCCATGAAAGCGGCTGTAATTTGAACGCTGTGAATAGTCTGGGGTGTCGTGGCATAGGCCAAGCGTGTCCAGGTTCAAAACTGCCCTGTGGCGCCGACTATGCTTGCCAAAATGAGTTCTTCACCAACTATGCAATCAGTAAATACGGTAGCTGGGAAGCTGCTTACGGTTTTTGGCTGAATAATCACTGGTGGTAGTGTAAAATGTGGGATAGGTCGAGGGCCATGCGAGAGCCCTGGACCGTCCAATCGGACGCCGTTAAAGTCTCTGACTTGCCGTGGCGACGTTCGTAGGTGACGCGGGTGCATACTTAATTAGTTGGCCACGAAACCGCAAAGTAAGCTTCGGCCCAAACGCCTAGTACAGCCGTCACTCCCCGCCTCTCGCTTAAAAGAAAGATTTTCACATGAAATTTATAAAACCCGTACTCGACAAATTAGATGATGCAGCGTTCCTACGAGCCTTTCACGGCATTATGACGATACTTTGGGGGCTGCTAGTTCCTATCACCGTATTCACGGGCCTAAAAGGCTCCATTGTGTGGATTGCGATGATGTCTGTCTGGGCCAATTTCGTTGGCCATTTTAGTAGCTGGCAGGCGTCCAGGGCTGAGGTAAAAATCGACGCTCAAGATAAAACAGCACGTTTAAAATAAAACGTGCTTGACTTTGAGTTGCTTATGCTATTATGAGCTTACAAACAAACATCGGTACAAATTAAAAGACTCCGCGGTGCCCACCCCCTCGGAGTCTTTTTTTGTGTGAGACTATTTTGTAGCTTTAGGTGCGCCAGTTTTGTGGCCGAGCTTGACAGTTTTGCCGCCCTTGCTAGGCGCTTTCCAACTGTTCATTAAAGCAGTGTGACGAGCTGTACCCTTTTTGATTTGGGTAGTTTCATCGTGAGCGTCTTCGATACGCTCAAATGCGGGAGTTTCAGTAGCTTCTTCGGCTGCTGAGCCCTCTACAGGCTTTTGTTTGCTAACTTTCTTAACTGTTGGTACTGTTGCGTTTGCCATTTTAGACTCCTTTGTTTCTTCCTGTTAATAGATTATAGATTAATACTACTAATGCTATCACTAAAAGTAAATAGATGAGCCCGCCACCGATATGGCCGACAAGTCCCAGTAACCATAGGACCACCAAAATAACGAAGATTGTCCAAAGCATATTAACCTACCTGTCCATTCGTGGGTTGCTTAGGAGCAACGACAACCGTGTTAGGTGTCGGGCTACTGCCCTGGCCGATTTTACTAACAGTTTTGAGGGCACCAGCGGCACCAAAGCCAGTTGCGATACCTGTTACAACGTCTAGGCTGAGGTAGTGAAAAGCGCCAAATAAACCACCAATTACAGCGGCACAAAAAATCGTAACAGCGCCCCATGCGTCTCGCGCGCGAAGTCGGCTAATGAGTTCGGTAACTCCTGCGATTACGGCTGCCAGTAGAACGTATTGTGTTGGGTCCATAGTGTTTATCCTTTCAATTTATGCTTTTAGTATACTACGGTTTCTTGGAAAAGAGACTTTTAACCCAATCCCAGAAGCTTTGGTTGCCGCCAACAGTCACGACTGGTGTGGTCGGGTCGGTAGGTGTAGTCGGAGTTCCAGGTGTCGCAAGTTGCTTTTGTAGGTCGTCGATTTTCTTGAGAGCGTCGGCCAAAGCGGCTTTATCGACATTGTCCTGGTTCTGAGCTGCCGCTAGCTGGGTAGAAATATCGGTGAGCTGAGCCTGTGTGGTGTGCAGCATACCCTTTGCGGAGTTAGGGTCCACATCGGCATTTTTCATAATCTGAATAATACCGTCAATGTAGTTGTTACCAAGGTATTGGCGTAAGTTATCAAATATAGCTGGGGTAGCATCGTGCGCCCAACCTACTTGGTTAATAAGAGCGATAGTGTCGTCGATTTGTTGTGCGTTTGCCATATCTGGGTCCCCTTTGTAGTTATTTTGCCCGTAATCTGCTTTGAGAGCATCGTTAATATCACAGCTCGTACCGTTTACTGTAGTCCCACCAAGCCTCTGGAACAAGTTTGCGCTAGGGTGAACCTGGCCACCCGACCAAGCAACTGCCTGCCAAAAGAATGTAGCGAGCCCGTTATCAACACAGTATTTAATCCACCAGTAGCCACCGTAAGCACCTGCTCGGCCGACGCCGATAACTGAGTGTACGCCTTTCATATATTCGCCTGCTACGGGTTTCTGGGCATCATTGATGTCAAAATCGACTGCAAAGTATAATGGGCGGCTTTCGGGCCAGCCAAGCGCGTTAGCTTGGTCAAGAGCCACTTGAGCGTCTGCGGCGCCCTGGGCAAAGCCCTGGAGTGCCTGGTTAGCGTAATCTTCAAAGACTAGGCCGACGCCGACGCCATTGCCAGTCATATCATCGTATTCGGGTTTCTTGATTGTTTTGGCGGTGTAGCGGGAGAGATACCGCATTACAAAGTTGAAGCCAGCGGCCTTTACTGCTGCTGCGCCTGGTGAGCTTCCTGCGTAATCAAGTCCTATGTCTGCCATAGTGCTTATTGTAGCACTTATTTGCCATCACCATAGCGTTGAACAGAGGTGCCATTTGATTGGTCCGCTGAAACATAACAGGATTTTACATACTCAGGTGTGCGACGCTGTGGTGGGACCGAGACAATGCAAGCATTGAGCCGTAGGTAGGTATTATTATCTTTGCTAACTTTGGCATTTTGAACTTGAGATGCCAAAACTATTGAGAGTAAACCCACCAAAATACTAATGGTAGAAAGCCAGAGGATAGCTGATAAATTACCATGTTGGTATTCTTTCATCTAACACATACCTCTGTAAAAGGTATGCAAATTGGTACACCAAGAACTTTGAGAGGGGGTGTTGGTTGAACAGTAACAGGGGTTGGTACAGGTGTTGGAGCCTGATTACTTGGAACAGTAGCTGGAGTGCCATCGTTGGTTGTAGCCCCATTATTGGTACTGCCAGAGCTAGGCTGATTTATATTTGGTGATTTTGCGCTTGGTGTACTCTCTGGTTGAGAGAAGAATTGTTGTACATTGGAGTCACGATTAAGTGAACACTTATCAATATCGGCAATACTCAAATTGGTACGGTCAGTTTGACTAAAAAATGCCACCATGCAATCGAGGCGACGGATAATTTTATCGCGTTGGTCGTCACTCTGTTTGGTGGTTTCGGCTGCCGTAGCTTTGGACGCTACGAGCTGTTGTTTAACTGTATCCAAGGTACGGAACTGAACAAAAATAATACCCGTCAAAACTGCAAGAAGCATAATCATAAATAGAGCCTGGGCGGTTCTGAATTTACGGTCTTTACTTTCTATTCGATGAATTAAATCTTGTGTTGAAGCGTGGTCGCTCATTTTCTTCCCCCTTTGCCTTGCAGCAAAGCCGTAATGGCCTTTGTTTGGTTATCAATTGAAGTAATTAATTTCTCTTGAACACCAGCCAATTTTTTGAGTTCTGGCGACCCCTGCCCCAATTTTTGTAGATACTCGTTATGCTTTCTTAGCTCAGAGATAGTCTCGTCTTTGGCATCGCAGCTTTGAGTTGCCGCTGCCAAATCTGTTTTAAGATTGGTAATTGAACCATCACGGAGAGCAATTTCGGTTGCTTGGTACTTAATAATCGAGTCGCCACGGCTTGCTTTGAAATACCCTGCGGCACCACCAGCAATAGCGACGACCCCGAATATAGTTGCTGATATTGATAAGACATCCACTTATTGTGTTCCTGTTTCGGTTTCGATGATGTTAGAAAACATACAAACACCTAGATTTTTATTATGTAGTTAGTTACTAGGGATGGTTGCATGTTCGGGTGGGCCTGGTCGCCACCAGCAACACTGGTAGTTGGGTTGGATTGAGTGCCCGTGTTACCAGAACTATATGGAGCACCACCACCACCAGGACCAGCCGTAAATGAGGCTACCGTGTGGAAGTGGCCTGCTAACTGGTCGAGAACGATGGTGTGTACGTCAGTACCGCCAGCAGCACCCAGAACTTCTGGGTCGTTGGCAAGCATTGAGAAACGAGCGGCAATACCTGATGCAGTAGCCGTAGCGTTGGCACTAAGCGTAATCGAAGTACCAACTATATTTGTAATAGTCGTACCAGCGGGTACACCAGCCGCCACGACAGCCATACCGCGTGATAGGTTGGTTGCAGAGCCTACAGTAGCAGTTGGGCTAGCATTGGTCGTGCTAATGGTCGTAGAGCGTTCGATACGGTTAGAAGTAGTACCGCCCATAGCTTCACGGCCAACAGGAATACGGCCACGCATATCTGGGACGTTAAAGTGAGTGCCATCGACTGAGCCAAAATTTGAGCCGATTGCAGCAAATAGAGCAGGATAAGTAGCGCGGAGCAGTGAGCTACCATCACAAATCAGCCAGCCAGTTGGAGACGCGGAGCCCGCGAAAGGCACCAAAGTTGCTGTAGGTACTAAAAATGGCGTCAGAGAAGCCGCCAGTTGAGCCAAAGTAACCGCACCACTCGCCAGGTTATTTGCGTCGATACCACCGTTCAAAACGCCAAGAATAGCGTTAAACGGCGTGTTTACGTCGGAAGCGTCGATTGTCTCGCCGTCGTTTGGTAGTGTCGGGTTAATAATTGGCATTTGTGTTTCTCCTTACGGTTATTGTATCACTAATAATTCGGGTCAAGAATAGCCGACTGCAAGCTATTTGATTTTTGGCGGGATTTAAACGAGCTAGCAGTTAGCGGTATCTGTAATTTCTTAAATTCTGTGTCCCAGGCTGGGTTGTAATGGTCCTGGTATTTTTGCTGGAATGGCTGCAAGCGTTGTGGCAGGCTTTCATTGTACGCCTGAGCAATTCTGTACGCCTGTGATGGGTTGTTTTGAGCCAAGGCAGCACTAATCGCTTTGGATACCTTAGTGTGCTCAGTGGACGCCTGATTGAGTGTAGTATAGAAATCTTTGATTGCCTGGGTGTGTTGGCCACTAGCAGCGTTCGGGTCGGCCGATACACGAAGTCCACCAATATTAAGCAAAGTATCGCGGGTTGTTTGGCCACTAGCTTTTTTCTGGCCCTGGACGATAGGGATAGGCGCCACCTGGTTTACGACATTGAGTGCTGATTGTTTGCCAGAGATAGGATTACCACTTTTATCACTGCCATAAATTGGGTTGCCCTGAAAGTCCTTATTTTGAGCCAGTCGGGCACCGACGGCTGGGAGCGCCGCGACACGGTTAGTTAGGTAGTCTTTGGCGCCCTGAGTTTTATTCGTAGAGAGCGGGTCCAGTGCTGGCTTGAGGATTTTACCGAACTCTGAAATAAACGTGCTAGGGAAATGGATAGCCTGCGTGGCGCCCTGTGGGTTTGATTTAGTCGGTGCGCCCTTATCGTTTGTAGCAATGCTAGGGTCGAGTAACTGGTCCACAATAGCTTTGCGAACATCCTGGGGCTTGTTCCAGTCGAGCGTGCCTGCGGCTGTGGCGGCTGCCAGTCCTGGGATAGCAAATAACAATGATTTACCAACGACCATTTGCCGTGCAATATTGCCCTGTGGCCCAGTCTTTGTAAGAGCATTGGCCATAATACGCATTTTGCCCTCGGTAAAGTCCGTAGCTAGCAATACGCGGCTGAGCTTTTTAGCTGTGCCTGGAGACAAGCCCTCGACGGCACGATTAATACCACCAATGTTATTAACTGCGCTAGCTACCTTACGACCGTAGGCCACCTGGTCGGCTGTTGGATTATTGAAGTCTATGCCCTTGAATTTCTGTTGCATAGACTGTTTCATAATCATCATCTTAGCTTCGGGGATTTGGCGGGCAAATACAGCATCGTGGACTTGCTTAATTGGGTTCCACTTGCTCTCTTTCATCTTGTCGGACCAGTTGGTGTGAGCATCGCCCAGGATTTCCTTTGGTGACAGAGTAGTACCGACGAGCTTAGCAAAACTAAGTGAGCCATCGGCTTCGTGAGCCGCCATAACAGCATCGTGTGATGCCTGGCTAACAGTGCCACGAATTAGTTTCAAGTTGTCGCCAATCATAGATGGAATTTTGAGCGGGTGAGTCAGCGCGCGCATTGCCTGTTGGCCACCGACAGTACCAGCGGTAGTGACGGCGTGGAATGTACCACCACCAAGAATTGAATACTTCAAGTTGGCGTTCAATTTATCGTAGCCACCGACAGGGTCTTTAATTGTCGAGCGGACCATGCGGGATACAGCGTTGCTGTGCAAGCTCTTGCCAGTAACAGGGTCTACCAGTTTGCCACCTGTGGCTTTGAGTTGTTGGATAACTTCATTGTCGCGGACAGGCGTAATAGAGCCGTCTGGCAGCTTAATACCAAAATTCGTTTTCTGAGTAACGGGAGCGCGCTTATTGTACGTCTCAGCTAAATGCTGGGGCAGTGAGAGGCCATTGCCACCCTTAATGTCGAGCCCTTTGTACGTCTGGCCAGTCTCAGGGTCAAAGCCAATCTTATTGACACCGACTTTGGTGCCAGGGTGTGCCTGTTCTAGTGCCAGTTTCACTGCCTGTTTGCCGTGGTCGGCTTTGGCCATATCGACGGCTTGTTTAGCGTCCTCAAAGACGTTGGCATTGGCCCGCTGGAGCTGTGGGAACTTCGGCGTACCGTCGGCATTTTTAAGAGCCGCCAAAGCATCAGCTTCGGCTTGAGTAGCAATACTACGAGATTTGGTGTAGCCAGGCAATGCGGCGCCCGTCAGGTTCAAACGGTCAAGAGCGGCCGACTGGGCTGTGGTGCCGCGCTTGTAGAAACGAGACAGGTAGTTTTCGCGCTTGCCGACATCACGGCCTAGAGCGGTATCATTGGCTAGTCGAGCATCGGCAAAGTCCTTGAGTGCGGCAGCCGCTTTGGTAAATTTGTCTGGGTTATCAGCAGTTTTGGCAATATCAGCTACGCGCTGGGCAGCCTGTTCAGGAGTCATTTTAATAGGGCTTTCGATACTCTCAATGAGCTTAATATCGTGTTCAGTCATGCCCTTTTTAGCGTCCTGGATAGCGCCACCTAGTTTTTCGTATTGGCTAGCGATGAACGCGCGGTGTAGCTCAGGAGCTTTGGTATCGCCCGCTTTGACTTCTGGCAGTGTCGTAAACATCGAACTACCAGTAGCGACTGGTGTATCTTTGGTGGGCATTGTATCGCCTGGCTTGTGCTGGCCCTCGGCAGCAGCCGTATCACCAAAAGGTAGCGGTTTAGTACCACCTGGCGCTTTGCCATACACCTCTTGATAAGTGTGGGTACCGTCGATAACACCCTGAGCAGCCTGTCGCTCGCGCATGAGCCCTCTGAGCTCTTCTGGGGTGCGGGTAGTGCCATTATTCTGGGCAGATTTAATAATCGAGTCAATTTGCCCGATACGTTGGTGAAGCTGGGCGCGGCCATCATTGGCAACGACTGGAGCATGTACAGCAGCCTGGGCAGCATTGCCAACGATTTGGAAGCCACTTTGGACTTTGGTATCAGGCGTGGCTGGAGTGCCGCTTGTAGCTGGGCGGTAGTCTGGGTTGGATTTGCCATTAGCAAATTCGTGGTCGAGTTGATTTAGGGCGTTCAGGTGGTCTTCGTGGACCTGGTCGGCAGCAATGCTTTGAGCTAGGCTACCAGTCTGGCGCTGGGCAGCTTTCATACCGCTATCGTAGGACTTGCTCAGAGCGTCGAAACGGGCCTTGTACTCGGCTTCGGACACTGGAACCTTGCTAGGCGTACCCGCGTCACCTGGAACCGCTGGAGTCCCCTTAACAATGCTCTCAGAGTTGTTTTGGATATTTCCAGCGGGCAATAGTTTTTGGCCTGTGTCTTTCGGAATGTCTTTAGCAGCGGCGTCGATAGTATCAGGATTAATAGCTACGTTTTTACGAGCAGCCACAGCATCTTTCAGTGCAGCGTCGGAGCCCCGACTAAATACCTTGCTCAGCAAGGCACCGCCCGCATGGACAATTTCACCCGTAGCAGCCGAGGCACCAGCGTCTTTTACGACCTGGAATGGATTTACCTTGCCGTCAGTAGCCAACTGGCTACCCGTCGAGCCAACAGCCCCATATGCACCATTCACTGCGATACGCTTACCGCCAGCAATAGCCACTTGGGCAGCTTTCTCACCCTTAGAGAGCTTTGAAGCGTCTTCGGCAGCACGGGCAGCCAATTCAGCCTTACGACCAGCCGACATAAACTTGGCACCCTCTTCGGCACCCTTAGCACCAATACCGACACCTTTAGCAAATGGTAGTAATTCGCCAGCAGCCATCAGAGTACCGCCACCAATTTCTTTGGCACCAGTCTTTAAATCACCCTGTTTAGCTTCTTTTTCAGATGTGAGTGTACCAACACCCAAAATACCACCCTTGCCTTTTTGGAAACCCTGGTAGTCTTTCTGAGATTGTTTATTGGCGTTGCCAGCAGCAGTTTGGTTATGAGTGATATTTGCCGCTTCCATCTTCGTGGTATCGACAACTTGCTTGCCCTCTTGATAGCCCTGGTTAATGAGCTTAGCGGTACCACCAAGAAGAAAACGACCAGTAGCAGAGATGCCGTGGCCGACGTCTGTGGCTGCATTTTTAGCGTGTTGTGTGGCACTGGTCGTCTGAGCACGGCCCTTTTGATTGAGCTGAGAGTAAATACTCTGTGAAAGTGGGTCATTGGATTTGCCGAGAGCATCATACTGTTGCTTGCGCTGTTGTGGATTGAATTTATCAAAACTAGCCACATAGTGGTCGATATTGTTGTAGTTCTTACCACCAACTGAAAACCCCGACTTTAGTGGGTCGGGCGCTTCAAGGCCGTTATAGTTACGACTAGCAAGCGGACTTTTGTAGCCCGCCATCTTGGGTGACGTATAGCCAGCGCCAGGGTTGCGGGGCGAACTGCCCCCGCCGCCGCTAGTCCCTGGAGAGCTGAATGGGCTTACATAATTTCCCATAAGCTACCCTACTTTGTAATATGAATTTTTAGGATTTCTAAAGTTACTATATGCGTTATCAAATTCTTGTGAGCTGTAACCTTGATTTACCCAGTCCGCTTTAGCTGCGGCGTAGCTGGCAGGCGATACATAACCGTCTTTACCAGTAGCGTGAGACAGTGAGCCTGCGATAGCGGAGCCATCGGCCTTTTTAATATCTGCGGCAGTTGGTTGAGCACCTGGCTTAGCAGCGGCCGCTGCGGCCTGAGCACGACGGTTGAGGTCGTTTTGATTGGCTGTAAAGGCGTTCTGTTCCTGACGTTGCTGTTCAGCGCGAGCTGCGGCGTCCTGAGCATCTTGCCATGCCTGTGCATCTTTGACTTGGCCCTCATGGACACTGAACGCTTGAGTATTAGCGGCAGTATCAAGTCCAGCCTTTTTGCCAAGTAAGCTGTTACGAGTGCTAGCGATAGTGTTTTGCAAGTTTGCGAGTGCTGGCAAATAAGTTGAGCCCGTGTACTTAGCCTCAGCATCAGGTGTGAAACCCGAAAAAGCCATACCTCGGTCGGTGGCTGTTTGGTCGATACCACCGAAAGCCTGGGTCTTTTTAGCTTCGATACCCTGTGTCTGAGCAGCACCACTTTGGTCATTGGCCGTAATCGACTGGTCGATAAGAGCCTTTTGAGGCGCGTAGGCGGCGCCGATTTGTGCGACTATATCTGATAAGTTTTGTACTGCTGGTGCTGCCATTTTGTTTATTTCTCCTTGTGGTTATTCTACCACATTTTATATCGTTGCCTGATAAGGTACATAAAGAAAATTTACCGTGGTGGTCGTCGGGTTCACTGCACCATCGTATGGATTGAAAACTGTGGCCCCGAATTGGATTGTGTTACCCGTGATTTTCTGAAACACATTTATCTGTAATTGGCTATTACGGGTCGTCTCGTTCAGCATCGTAGCGTTTTCTAGGGACATATCCCTATAGCGACCGCTATGATAGTTACTATTATCGAACAGGATTTGGGCAAAGTCCAGCGAGTCTATAACTTGCGGTGTTGTGAGTAGTTGAACCTCTTGGCCTGCACCAATTGGTGCAGCAAAAGTAACTGAGCCCGTCAAAATACCCGACTGCTTAAAAGCGTCCAGGTCAGAGTTCATAATCTGATTTTGGTAGGCGTCGCTCATGTTCGATAGTCCAGCGTCCAACGCGCATATAAGGTTACAGAAGTAGGGTAATTGTGCTCAAACAAGATATAGAAATTGGTGCTGTCACCAGAGGCATAGGCACGGCAGTAGTAGTAATAGCTGTACGGGCCACCTACTGGGCCAGAGCCCGTGTCAGGTGGGCCATAGATGAAATTAGCATCGTTGTACCAGTCGGTGCCGTTCTGGCTGAACTGCATACGCCAGGCAACCGCTTCACCCTGGTTATGCGGTATGGTGACTTTACCCTGGACGTTATCCGATGAAAAGGTACAAGCCCCCAAAGTAATCTGGGTTGGCGCAGCAGGGTCGCTCTTCATAAAGATTTTGTCAATACGGTCGTCAGAGTTTATAGCCTGATTGCTAGTTTTATAGATGCGGTACCAAACAGGGATATTTGACTGGTGAGAGCCACTGTTCACACAGAGTTTCAAATTAGTAGCGTCCACCAAAGTAAGCAAGTTCGGGTCAATCAGAATGTAGCCATTTTGCTGATAGGAGCTGTACCAGAGGCCATTGTTGCCTGAGTCGATGAACGCCCGTACTAGCGGCACGCTGCCAAGGTTATGCGGAATAGTAACCACGCCCTGCTCGCCACTGCCAAAGCCACCGAACGGGTCTACTGGAAACGCAAAATCACCATCACTCGGTGTCGCAGTAGTAACAGTAATCGTGTTATCTTGAAGTATTTTAAGATAATCAAAATCACTGGTGAGGGAAGTTTGGCTAGGCATTTGGGTCTACCAATGACGTACTTGGTTTCGCCATCTCGAAGCCGTGGGTGCCAGTCGAACGTAGGCCGATATTGACAAAGTTTCGGCCAGTTGGGTCGAACCACTGCCAGGTAGCCAAGTCCATACTAAATAGTAGTTGTGCGTGAGTCGCCAGCGTGACGTCGATACCAACCATAGAAATCTTAATACCGAAGTTCTTGCCTGGGCCCCAACCGTTTTTCTGGTAGCCAATAAGCATACGCTTGTTGGTGCCGTCCGAAAATACCTGAGTTTGAAGCAAATCGTTGAGACGGTTGATTATATCGTTAATCACCCCTGTTTGCTCTTCTTTACTAGCATTAGGAGTGAGACTTTGTAAAAAGCCGCCCTGTAGTGGCAAGCCAGGGTTTAAATCAGGCATTATTTCTGCTTTCCGACTTTGTACTGCGCGATGTAGCCGTACAATTCGACAGGCGTTTCGACGCCCTTACGCTCAAAGCGATACTGGATATGTTCGCCACGGCCACTCATTGCTGAACGCGCCTGTAACTGCTTAGGGCTACCATATTTGCTACCATCGCCCCATTTGCCGCCACCGCCCCAGGTTGCGCCGCCGCCTGCAACTGTGTAGGGCCGCATATCAGGGGTATTATTGAAGTTCATATCCTTACCCACGGACATCGTGTAATTGGCGTTCTGAATACGCACCACGGGCCTGAAACGCTTAATACGCTTCTTAGCACTGGCACCGCCGAACGTCTGGCCTGTACGTCGCCTATAAGCATAGGTTTTGTAGTTCGTCCAAAACTTCCAGTCAATTTTCTTGCCGAGGTCTGAACCCTGTGCCTCACCGTAATAGACACGGCCGACGAGCGAGCTAAACTCAACCAGTTCGTTTTTGTCGAGATAAAGGCTAGAGTAGCCATTCACTGGGTGGTCGGTGTCGAGAAACCACTCCCCCAAAGTAATATCAAAAACTGCTGTACGATTGGCGGTTGAACTTGGTGATTTGGCGTAGCTTACGCGAAGTTGGTTACGGTAAATGCTGAGACGGACCGAACTAGGGTCACTAATGCCCTGGAACTCTGGCTGCATAATATCGCTCATAAGCTGGTCAGATACGCCATTCCAGCGGTAAATCTGTAGGTCGTCGGCCATAAAGTACACGAAGTTGCGGTCGGTGGCGATAGCTTCCTGGCTTACAGCGCCCTTGGTACCAATGGACTCTTTGCGGGTGAAGTTAGAAATATCCGAGCCAATAATGATGTGCTTGGTTTTGTGAGTCAAGAATACCAGATTATCCTGGAATACCACGGCGCCAGCAATGCTATCTGGGCTCTTAGGGTCTGGGACGTAAAAGAAGTTCACCGATGGGTAGGACTCGTAACTGAGCAAATCCGAGAAGTCCACGCGGTTGCCAGCACTCACAACAAATAAGCGGTTTTTCCACGGGATAACATGCGTCGGGTTGATTGTTGGCACACCACCTAAGTTGGTTGGGGTGTCAATACCGTTCCACCAACGCAATGGGTCAAAGCCGTTACAGTAAATCGTCATATCTTGCACCTGGCAGAAACGATAATGAGCGGCCGAAGCGTTCAAGCCAGTATCAAATGACGATGGTACCCCTGTGTTCTTTGGGACCGCGTAAATGCTAGTGCCCTGAGCAAATATGATACGGTTGTTGCCATCGCTTGGGTAACGCAAATGGAAGCCCTTTACGCCGCCTGGAGTCGAAAGATAAGTCTTGTACTGGATTGAGGCTGGTATCGTGTTCCAAGAGCCCGCTGAGACGTTATTTGACAGTAAATCGGCCGAGCCAACCTGTGCGGTCTGCTGCAAGTAATAAGAGCCTGAGCCGTTGTCCTGGATATAATAAACAGCCCAGTAGGTAGCACCACTGGTAACTGTCGGAGCGTCGATAAAATACGAAGTTAAAAACTGGTACGAAGTCGTCACCATATTAGCCAAGATTGAACCCTGAGCAATCATAGTGCCTGGGATACCACCGTTGTTGGTGTAGATTTCTACGATAATGTGGCCCGTTGCGGTGCCTATTTTCTTGATAGCCGTATCCAACCGAGTGAGTGCTGCCGTAGTGGTCGGTACAAGTGGCTGAGCGATAACCGAAGTGGTGCTAAATGCAATATCAGTAGTCGGAGTAGTGGTATTCTGAACATCAATAACTTGGCCTACAGGCGTCGATAGATGGCCTGAACCCTTACGAGTACGGTTAGCAACACGATTTTCACCATCGTTGCGGGCGCGCATACGCGAGTTAATCGTCCACGGGCTGCGACCTGGCCCCATGATTTCATCGGGCGTAATTAAATCAAGCCCACGCAAGTCGTAGGTTTCTTCAACGGCTGGCTGAGCTGTAGCCTGTGGGTTGCCGCGCGGCGGTGAAAATGCCGACTGCATAACTAGAAGTCCCTATCTGCGCGGTAACTTCCTCGTCCACGCCTGTTAGTACGCATAATTGTTGGGCCAAGTTTGATGCCACCGCGTCCCTCATTGCGAATAAACGTAGTTTTCAGAGCATTATAGTTGTTGCGCTCGCTACTGGCCTCGCCGTAGTCTTCGTTGCGCTCCATACAGCGGGCTAGAGCACCTAAAACGACCATTTCTTTGTACTGGTCGGGAATATCCGAGATGTCATCATCACCCACCAAAAGCTGTGGTCGGCGTAGGTAGTCGATATTGATGGTGGTGGCCGCCAAAACAGGTGAAGCAAATCGCATAGCATTGCCAAAATCAGTCCACAAATATACTTCTGAGGGCGTGTATGTCATATAGCCAGGGTAGGCTTTCATAAAATCGCCGTACTCCATGTATTTGTTCAAAATGTTGTAGACTATCGGGCTAGTAACGTGAACATTTATCAGTGTTTGCATGTCGTCGGGCATATCAACGGTAGTGTCGTTCGGAGAAACAAAAAGGTCATCGTTCGTTTCCATAAAACGGATACGGTGTTCATTGAAAACTTCGTCGTGAACGAAGTTAATAGCCTCATCGACAGTGGATTGGTCAAAGCTAGTGTCATCGAGACGGTTACGAACCGAAAAACGAATATCAGATAATATCATAAGTGTTTCCTAGCTTTTATTAAAAGTTGGTCATACAGAGTCTCAACTGTTGCATCAGCATAGGTAACGCGCAAATCAGCCTTATAGGTGCCAGGAGTGGCAAAATCACCCGCTTGAGGAGTATAACTTACGATACCCGACGTCGGCGTAACGATGGTACACAACGTGTGGCCAGTGTTCACTTGAACACCACCCTTTGCAATTATTACATCAACTGTGGCACCAGTAACGTCAATAGCAGTGCCAGAGCGCTTAGCGGTCAGTAACAGTGGTGGTGCGGTGTTTCCTTGAACGGTGGTAATTCTTTGTGTTGCCATATTAGTTTCCTAGCGTCCTTTTATTATCGTCTGAATTGATTATAGCATTAGGGTTACTACTTGTAATATCACTTTTATTGGTGGCGTCAGATAAGCCTACAACTGGACTAGCGCCCGACAGGCTAGCCGAAGTAGACGACTCGTTCATATCAGAGGTACGGCTAAAAGTATTCATAATAATGCTGAGCGGTCGGACCATAGCTGCGTGGAAAAACGACATCAGGCCACTAAATGAGAGCGTCGGCGTAAATACTTTCATCGTGGTTTTGGCAAAGCTACCAACAAAAGTTAGAGTCGGAATGAAGAATTTACCAAATAAATGTGCCAAAAATCCACTGAACGACACGCCAGCAGTGAGTAACCGCTTGGTGGTCTTCTTAAACACCCCTAAAAAGCTGAGGTTAGCAGTGAGCGACCGATTAGCGCGCTTGGTAAAGCCACCAATGAAACTAAGCTGGCCCGTGAGTGGCTTTTTAGGTGTTTTAAAGAAGTTACCAACAAAACTAACGCTGCCAGTAAACGGCATTTTTATCAGTTTAAAGAACGGTGAACCAATGAAACTCACGCTACCTGTGAGCAACCGAGCCGTAGATTTTTTCAAATTGCCTGTAGAAGTCAGATTGGCAGTGAGCGTTTTTTTGTTTTGGCGAGAAAATGCACCTGTAAAGCTGAGGTTGGCAGTCAAGAGGCGTTTTATAGTTTTCAGAAATACACCAACAAAACTAAGGTTGGCAGTGAAAGTCTTTTGATTTTTTTTTGCAAATACCCCTGTAAATGTGAGCTGAGCCGTGACAATACGAGCCGTTTGCTTTGGGAGAGCGCCGCTGGAAGTCAAGCTACCTGTGAGTGTCGAGGTGTAGACGGTACCCGCGACCGTGCCTGCATAGCCTTGGGCGTAGTATGGTTGGCCAAAGTAATTTGTTCCAAACATGGCATTACGTCTTGATTATGTAGTTTACGACTAGAGTAGGCTGGACGTTGTTGTGAGAACCATCACCACCGATGGAGTTAGTAGCAGGGAAAGATTGGCTACCAGTGTTATTTGAACTAAGTGGCTGTCCACCACCACCAGCACCCGCGGTGAATGATTGAAGTGTATGAGTATGAGATGGGACTTCGGCAGTAATAAGTTGGTGAGCCTGTTCACCACCACTTGCACCTAAGTTACCCGCTGAACCACCAGTGGCCGATAGAGTAAGTCTAGTAACACCACCAATACCCATTGAATTGTTACCCGCTGCAACGCGTCCTTTGAGGTCTGGAACACCAAAAGTAGTAGAACCGTCACCAAGCCCGTACGGACACGCCCAAATGGTGTGGGTGCCACTCTGTGTACCTGACGTAGTAATTGCCGTGGACGCAAGGGCATTTGCAAAGGTAGTTGCTAACTGGAATGTACTTGAACTAGCAAAAATAACGTAGTAAACCGTGTTTGCGGTCAATCCAGTAGGCAAAGCACCCGTAGTGGTAAGGAATATCGTGTCACCTGTCTGAAAGCCGTGAGAGGCCAGCGTAAACACGCCAGGAGTGGCAATAGTAACAGTCGGGTTGCCCACATTTGGCACAATGGTCGCAAAAAGGTTTGCATAAGTGGTGCGCGAAACACTGGCACCGTCACAAATTAACCAGTTGCTAGGCGCTGTACGACCCGCATACGGGCTAATAGCACCCGTAGGGTTAATATACGGCTCAATGTCCGTGAGAGCTTTTACAGTGATGCCTGCGGCAATCTGGTCGCCCACCAAGATAGAGCGGTTAGCACTACTCTCTTGAGTACGAGTAATTGTAAAAGTATCGGTCGAAATAGCCGTAACACGGACAATTTCCGCATTGGAGACAGTCGGCTGGGAACCAGCGGGCCATACGGTGGCATTAAAAGGGGCGGCTGGGAAGTTTACGCCAGCGCCAGCACCAACCACCAAAGAAGTACCAGCCGTCGGTGTGCTTGGTGCCGTTGCTACTGTGGAATATGCGAAGTTTTTGTGTGCATCAGCCATGAGGTTTATCCCCCACTGACTACCGTAAGTTGGTAGGTGAACTGGATAGAGTCACCTGATACTACATTAATGGCGCTGAAAACTTTGTGGTCCCAGAGCACTGGCCGAGTTACGAATGTGTCGGTGTTAGCTGGAGTCGTACCAGCGGCAGTGCCGTCGGATACTTTGTACCAGGCAGGAACCGTGACAACTGAGGTTGTGTTAGAGGTAACAAGCCCCCAAAGTGGCGTAGCGTTACCAGTATCGTGGAAAATGTTTTGCTGCAAGCCCTGGACGGTGCTAGAACTAGCCGTAAGTGGCGTACTCGTGACGGTAGCGCTAGTAGCTGAACCAGCCGTAGCAGGCGAACCAGTTGCACTGGAAACGGCCGAACCACAAATCAAGCCCCATTCTGTAACTGCTTCGGTCCCCGTGAAAGGAATAGTAGCAACAGTCTGGTACTTCTGTAAGTTAGCGGCTGAAATAAGGCTTTGAGCGCCTGCCACTGGTGTCTGGCCACCCTGTGTTGAAATAGTCTGAATTTTGATGTCGGTGGCGGCAGCAGCGGTAGCGCCCGTTCCTGTGTGATGCCAGTTTGCTAGCTTGATTGTATTGATTGGAGCGCCCGATGGTCCTGCTAAGTTCCAGTCATTAGCGAGAGCGAGTACGCCTACGTTGGTGACAAGCCCTGAACCAAGGTCGATAGCTGTTTTATTACCAAAACGCAAGCGGTCGAACCAATTGAGGTCCATAACATCTTTGGCTTTCTTGAGATTGCCATTTTTATCACGGACTTCGACAGAAAGATTAGTTTCATAAGCTTGGTCGCCAGTAACAATCTTTGAGCGAGTAGCAGAGCCAAAACGGTCGGTAGCGACAATAACGCGGCCAATAAGCGGAATATTAAACAGTTTCTTCATTTTGTGTCTCCTGTTGGGCTTGTGTTTCGGTAGCAGTTGATTGGTCGGCTTTTGCCTCTTCGTCCACCAATTCCACAACATCGGGGTAATTTGCCATCACGACAGGTTGGTGGTACTCACTGGTAACGCTGAGCGTTTCGCCAGCAGGGATTTCACCAACACCAATGATATTGACTGTTTCGCTTCCGTTGTTCTGGTAAATCTTGGTAGTAACCATACTTTTAGTTTTCCTGCATTAGATTATGAACTCATAATACCACATTTCACTAAGCACAAGTATAACAAAAAAGAGAGCCCGAAAGCTCTCTCTTTGCAATCCATAAGCTGGATTAAGGCTGGCGGGCCCAGATACCTTTTACGGCACCGAGTACCCAACCCGTAACACCAGCAGTACCAGTACCGCTAAAGCGAATTTCGTCGCCCACGTTACTTGTAGCTTTCGTGTTAAGAGCGGCCTTGTTCACGGCAGCGGTGAAACCGTTACCAGTGAAACCGTCAGCAGCCGCAGGGGCTACAGTGACAAGCACACTACCGTCTGAGACGGCACCAGCGGGGCCACCGCTGTTTACTTTCGCGCCACCATTGCGGACGATATATTCAAGTCCCAAAGCCGTTGAGGGCAAGGTAATTGTAATACCATCGGCAACTACGTTCTGGACGATACCAGAGTCAGCAGCTACCAGTGTTTTGTTGGTTGAAACGTCTACAGAGACGCGGCCATCAGTTGCATTAGCCATGATTATTTACCACTTTCTGCGCGCTTTGCTTCAATAGCGGCAATTAAATCTTCGTTTGTTGAAAGGTTTGCGACATCGAGGCCCTCGGCAGAAGCAGTTTCTTTGAGTTCATCGGTGCTTTGCTCAGCGAGTGGCAAGGTAGAGGCACCATCTGGGGTGTTCTCTTCGGTGCTATCGCTAGCGGTGCTAGCATCGTTAGCTGTTGGCGTTGCGTTAGACGCATCGTTAGGAGCAACGGGAGCTTCGGGAGTCTGGGTAGACTCACCATTTGCGGCTGCGGCACTTGCGGCCTGAGCCTGGACACTTCCAGCGTCTTTAACGCCATCGGTACTAGGAACGGTTGGCACTGGTTGTCCAGTGGCAGGACCACCAACAACATCAGTAGGTGCAGGCTGGGCACCACCAGTTACGCTTGCATCGGCAGGGACGACTTCGGGTACGGCTGGAGTTGTACCACTATCGCCAGCTACGCCATCGGCAGGAGCTACGTTTTGGACAGGAGCAACATCAGTTGTAGATGCCTGAGCATTTACAGCGTTTGCACCATCTACTTTAGCTTGTTCGCCACCAGGAACCTGGCTAGCACTGTCAGGAGTTGTACCCTGCTTTAGTGCGGCGTTTTCAGCCTCAAGTGCGTTCATGCGAGCCAAAAGACCCTTCATGTCGTCACTTGCGCCAGCACCTGTTTTAGCAGATGTGACTTCCTGAACAAGATTGATTTGCACAATCTCTTCGGGCTTTGAGTCTCGCACACGGACAAATCCGACGCGGAGAGCGGCTTCGCTTTGTGCATCGCCGTACAGTGGGTCACTGAGGGTTATAACCTCAGCGCCACTAATAGGGTGTCGATACAGTCCAGCGGTACCTGTTGCGCTGTTGGTTTCCTCTGCTGTTTGACCAGGAGCGGAAGCCTTGAGCTTTGCGGTTAAACCATTTTCCATATTTTCTTACCTTTCTATTAAGCTATTTTTTGAACACGAATGGCGACACCCTTGTTGGCAGGAATGAAGCAGTCGTAGTAACGACGACCAAAGGCCACCATACCACTAATACCGAATGGGAAGCCGTCACCAGTTTTGATTTCGTTGAACTTCGTTGGAGCGACAAGCACTTTTTTGGAAATGAGCATGAAGCCGAAGTTAGCGATGTAATAGCTAGTTGGGCAAGTAACAATCGTCATACCTAAGACCGTACCGATAACACCAGTAACTTTACTTGCGTAAGCTAGGTTTACAGCAGACTTAAAGGTTGGGTCGAGCCACAGGAACGCTTCGACAGCAGGAGTGACGTAGCACACCATGTCGTCGAGACTAACTTTTGCGTCCTGCAAGGCAGCGCGCTGAGTTAGGATTGAGCTAAAGGCGTTTGAAGCCGTAATAGCCAGGACAACCGACTGGGAGTTAGCAACTGCATAAGTAGCTGCGATGCTCAGGCGGTAAATGTCAGTCACAGGGATTGACACTTCGCGGACTTGGCGCTTAACAGCCTCGTCGATGGCAGGAACCATCTTTGAGTCTTCGCGGTTTCCACGGTCGATTGAAATTGAGAACGACTTATCCTGTGAAAGGATAAAGGTTTGAACACCGTTACCTAGTTCAACCAGAGGACCGTAGCGCATGATACCGCTTCGGACGTAGTCGTTTTCTGCTACGACGTTCATGTTGTAGATGGTTACAGCGTTGTTGCCATTGCTAAAGTCCATCTCGATGCCATTATTGACAATGGCGTTGGTTTTAGACTCTACATAAAATCGTTCGTCGATTTTATCCAGTACGTCTGTTGCATAGTTTTGAGCCATGATTTTTATTCACTTTCTTTAGGGGTTATTAATCCCAGGTCGAAAATCGCTCAAGTCTCTTTTGGTCTTCCGTTTTGGTGCCAGTCTGAGCCTGAGTTGCATTACGAGCTGGGCCGTTTGCTTTACTCTCTCTGGCAATTTTTTCTCGCTCTTTACGAGCCGCTTCTGCTTCGAT